ACCTAACTCGGAGTCAGACTCAACAGCATAACGTATAGTATTAGGCTTAAAGGTCAAATGCTCTTTACCATCTTCCATCATTGGTTGTAATGAAGAAGAATCGAACATAAAGTCACCTTGAAGGATACCCTTAATACCTAATTTAGGAAGATACTTTAGAGCTTTCTTAAGCTTATCAGCTAAACCTGGTGCATGACCATGATTCAACTCAATATCACCTTCAGTATAGTTAATTTTAGGGTCAACATTAAAAATTGACTTGGTGCCAACAAAGAACTCACCTGAAATAGGATGCTTACCAGCAAAAATAGCAGGAGCACCATCCCATTTGACTGAAGTATTAACCTTTCTCTTCGACTTACCTTGAAGATGACTAAGAAGATCGGATACCATCCCACGGGCAATGCCATATCCACGCTCACCTTGAGTAAGAACAAGCTCTTCGAGGTGAGTTAGGTGTGTATTTGCTTTAGCTTCGTTAATTAATGTACGAGCTTGGTAATATTCTTTGAAGTTCTTCATGTTCTATATTAATTATAGCGGAGTTCCTTTAGCTCAGCCTGATTCTTGGTGATTTCGCAATGGTTGTCTGTGATCTGTACGATCCACCTTCATAAGTATCGATGTTTAAGTCAAAAGTTACTTCAGGAACATCTTCTAACTGCTTATATAGGTTAGTAATTGATGGATTCTTAGTATCGAAGATAGCCATTGTCATATTATCATCATTACCTGATGTAATATAGTCAAAACCAACCTTCTCCTGATAGCAAATGATGGCAATCGTACCTACCAAGCGCTGGAAGTTGTTGTAATTAGACTTTGGATTAAAGTCTGCAAAGTTGTATGATTGGAAGAATGTACTTAACTGATCTGTAATGTCTGATGCATCACCATAAGTCTTCATCTCAGAGAATACACTAACATAATCTTCAACAGTAGCATCAGCTCCTAACATTGAAGCAAGTTGACCTGGTAAGTTAGTTTCAAGTTCACTACTCTTCTTAATATCATACATAAGACGAGCAAGAAGTCTATTTGGTAGAAGGTTATCTGGATTAACTCCTACTGAACCATTTTGGTTTGCGAGAGGTTGGAAAGAACTAGAAGATAAAACAGTATTCATAAACTGCTCAACATCTTTAATATTATCTAAAAGAGAAGTAATTTTACTATTCCTAAACAAACTCTTTAGTTGATCAGAACCCTTTACAAACTGAGTATATAAGGTTTGAGCTTGCTCTTGACCTTGTGTTGTATAAGCATTCATCAATTCAACAAGCTGATCTTTATAACGCTCATATGTGTTAGCATTAAGGTTAACATAATCTGACTTTGATTCAAGTCTATCTGTAATCTTGTTAATGTTTCCATCACCACCTAAGATAGCACCTGAGCCTTTATTAGGTCCATTAGTCTTAATTTCTACCTCACTACCATCCCATTGAAGGTCACCACTAGTACCCTTAGCAGCAGTACCGAAGATTGAAAATGTAGACTCACCAAGACCAACTCCAGTAGAAGCTTTTGGAACAACATTCAAGTGAACATTCTGAATAAAGACATTTAAGTCTTCATTAACTAACTCTTTAGGCAACTTACTTGCTATAGCCTGAGCGAAGTTAAATACTTTACCAACTGGGCAATCTGAAAGCTTAAGGAGTGTTTCCTTATTATTGGCAAGGTGATTCGTTAAAGTAACACCCTCACCATACTGAGATTTGGTAACAATCTCTTTATATTTGTTTCTTGCAATATCTTGCTGCTTTTTCTTTGACACCCAATCACCCTGTTCAAAAAGAGACATAACATTCTCTTCAAACTTAGGGTCTTGATTCAATCGAAGCTGTCTAGCAACAACCTTACCGTAAGTATCGTCGAGCTTAAAAGTCTCCTTCTTACCATCTGCTGTGGTGAATACGACTTCAACCTCTTCATTGAGGATCTGCTTATTGTAGATGTCTTCTAGTCTCATACCACCAGTATATAACTGTTCCTTATTAGAGTGCAAGTGTTTCTTTCATCTCACCATTGCCGAGCTCGACAAGGTTGGAGATTGCTGAAGCAACACCTTTAGGATCTAATTCGATCTCACCTTGAAGCTGTTTAGCTGTAGCAGCACCAGACTCATCTGGCTCATGTAAGAAAGCCTTAACGAGAAGCTCTACGAGATACTTCTCACCTTCTGATGTTAGTTCATCTGTCTCAGCAGCTAGGTCATCTTGAGGAATTTCAGCTACGTCAGTAGCATCAGGAGCGCCACCTTCAACATTCTCATTGAGCATTGAAGCGTAGTAGTTAAAAAGTTTTTCTGTTTTCATATTATTTGATCATTTTAGTTACACGCTTAATACCGTTAGCAACTGCTTTGCCTAAGTTATCAACCTCTTTATTGATCTTCTGAACACCACGTGATGGGCGTGATGGATCTGGATCACTTGCGCGTAATTCTTGAGCTGTAGCTAATGTACCTGCAATGTTACCTGAGTTCTTTTCGAACTTATCAATTTTCTTCTGACGCATCTTATCAATTGCCTCGAAGTCTTCTTCAGGTGCTTCTGCTTCTGGTACACCACCTAATGTTGTAAGTTCTTCATTAAGACCATTAAGTTCAAGGAGCAATTCATCAATATCGATGTCACGACCTTCTTCTAGAGCTGAAACTCTATCTGCAAAGCGGTGAAACTTATCAGCAAGGGTCTCTTGCTCTTCTCCTGGTGTGTTCTCTTTTACAAGAGCCAAAAACTTACTCATGCTAATATTTAATGCAAAAGGCTCAACTTTACATTAATATCTTTAGTAAATTTATTCTCAATCATACTCAAGTTGTTCTTCTTTAAGAACTCTTTGAACTTCTTCCATGATATTGTACTCGTATCAATAGGAGTATAAGCTTCATACTCTCTCTGCTCGATAATAAACTCTTCGAAACAGATGTCATTATAAATGATCTTAGATGGAAGTACCTTGAATATACGCTCAACAAGCATCTTCTCTATAACGTATTGCTCATCTGCTTCATAATAGAAACACTTCTTACGTTTAGACATCTGACAAGCATGTAGTATCTGCTTTAATATAAAGTGAGTACCTAGTTGATTCTTTTCCTTTTGTGAGATATTGTGTAATTCATTCTCATTCATGAAAAACTGATACTCTTTTAAAGAGTTATCGAGATATGGCACCAAGTTCACGTATTCAACATTGTTTTCAATGTCAAAATAGCTACGTAGCTTGGGTTTATTGGTATTTGTTGCCATATAACATGGGGGTTATGCTTATTTAAGGCAGTACTCCTATATTATACACGCTTTTGCTACGAAAGCAACAGCTTTGGGGGAGTTTTAGTAAACTTCACACGTCCTATACGGCAATTCATGATGCCATTGTAGTAATCCTCACGTAATAGTGCTTCAGCCTGAAACTGAAACATGGTTTCCATGTAAGCTAGCTCACTTTTGGTACCACAACTGTAAGTTATCTCAAATTTGAACTTATCCTTACCATGCTTCTCAATATCTGCGTTAAGTTTATCGGATGAGCCTGTATAAGTCTTCCAATCTGACTCTCCAACAAAGATTCTCTTACGTTTCTTACCTTTGAGTGGTGGTCTCTTGGTTCTCTTCTCGATTTGCTTCTTACCGATGTACTTTTTATCGTCTACCGTGTTGGTAATCAAGTAAACAAAGCCAAAAGGTAGTTCATCCCATTGCTCGTCACATGTCCAGTGACCTAAATCCATTATAGCTCCTTAATCAATGGCTCCTCAACCTTCTTAGCCTTCTTCTTCTTTTTCTTCTTCTTCTTTGGATCAACATCAGCACGTCTCTGTACTTTACCAAGAGGTTTAGCTATTTGCATATTATCAGGTTCATATGAATCACTTGAAGTAGAAGCATTAGGATGGAAATTACCACCAGCTTCAGGCCCAAGAGCACCTGCTGTACCAGCTGCCGTCATATCTTCTTCAATTACCTTGTAGAAGTACTTAGCAAACTTACTAGTTGATCTTTCCATAAGAGTATTTATACTATAGGTATGGAATTGCTCTTAAAGTACATAGATGAGGTCGGTAAAGACCTTGTTCTTGATGACTTTAACATTAAAGAACAGTCAATGCGACTACCTGCTCGTAAGCATTACTGGGTAGCTCAGCTTATTAAGACTAAGATTGCACGTAACGCTACTTTTGAAAAGAAAAAGCAGCTTAAGAAGAACATAACTAAGGAAGTGATTGCTACTTCACCAGTTAAACTATCTCAATCAGCTGCAGAACAGGCAGCAGAACGTCATGAGTCACTATCAGCCTTGACAACTAAGATAAAGGAGTATGATCTTATTATCGAGTATCTTGAGAAAGTAGAGAAGACAATGTCTCAAATGGGATTTGATATTAAGAACATTGTTGAGCTACAGAAGATGGAGCAACTATGATTCAGTTTGATTATAAAAAGCCTACACCTAAGCAACCAGGTAAGCTTCTTATTAGATTCTCTGATAGTGATCTGTTTGATACTATGCGAGAGCATTTCTCAGTAGAGAATACTGGAGCAAGGTTTGCTAGAGGTAGAGGTCGCTTTATGCCTCGTCGTAAGTATGTCATTACTCCATTAGGTGCTTGTGAGTTAGGTTTGTATTGGGAAGTTCGTCAGTACCTTATTAAGAATCAAATTAATGAGCCTATTGACATAACACCTGCTCTTAATAAAGCACTTCGAGTTGGAACTGATACAGAAATTGTAACTGACTTTAAGTTTACTCTTCGTAACTATCAAGAAGAAGTAATTAAGAAAGCTATTAAGCTTGGAACTGGTACTTGTGTTCTTGGAACTGGTGCTGGTAAGACCTTTACTACTGCAGCTCTAATTGAGCAATTCTATAGAGCAAGTAATGACCCAGATACATTCAAGTGTCTTATGTTAGTTCCTGACTTAGGTCTTGTTACTCAGACATTTGATGAGTTCTTGAATGTAGGCATTAACTATAAGTGCACTAAATGGACAGGAAAGACTAAGCCTGACTTTACCTCTAATGTAATCATTGCAAACATTGGTATTATTCAAAGTAGGTTTGAGGATAACGATTGGTTAAGACATATTGACTTACTTATTGTTGATGAGTGTCACAAAATTACTGCTGGTAATAAGATATCTAAGATTGTTCAACAGATTAAGACTCCTAACAAGTTTGGTTTTACCGGAACCCTTCCTGAAGATCAACTTAACAAATGGTCAATCATTGGAAAACTTGGACCTGTCATTTATGAGAAGAACTCTTATGAGCTTCGATTAGAAAACTTCCTTACTAACGTCAATGTTAAGATTATGAACATCAACTATAACCCTAGACCACGATTTAGTGGTCCAACTGGTTATAGAGATGAGTTAGATTTTATTTACAACCACGAAAGAAGGAATACAATCATTCAAAGCCTTGTTAGTAAGCTACCTAACAATACTCTTATAATGGTTAATCATATTCTACATGGTGAAGTTATTGAAGAGTACTTAAGAAAGATTGAAGGTAAGAAAGTTTACTTCATTCAAGGATCAGTTGATGTTGAAGAGAGAGAAAGGATCAAGCAGATCATGGAAACTGAAACTAACGTTGTAGTTATTGCCATTAGTGCAATCTTTGCAACTGGTGTTAACGTTAAGAACCTTCACAACATCATCTTTGCATCTGGTGGTAAGAGTTTCATTCGTACTGTTCAGTCTATTGGTCGTGGATTACGTAAGCATGACTCTAAGTCAAAGCTAATCATCTTTGATATGTGTGATAAGCTCAATTATGGTGAAGCGCATTGTGAAAAGCGTATGGCCATATATGAT